ATTAAGGACCATCATGAACGACGTCCAGAACATAGAAACACCCTCGAAAGACTACACCCAGGAACTGAATGACGGTAACTGGGAAGACGCCATCTTGGCGCGTTGGGAAGACGCTGAAAAGCTATCTGAAGACACACCAGAGGCAACTCCAGTCAACGATGAATTAGAAGAGACGACAGACGATGACCTGGAGAATGATGAGGAAGAAACCACCGATGATGAAGAAGATACCGAAGGCGACTCTGATGAAGAGGCTGACCAAGATACCGATGATGACACTACAGATGATGAAGAAGATGACGACAGTAATGTTGAAATTTCTGACGACACTGAAGTCGAAATCATGGTCGATGGTAAAGCGCACCAGACATCAATTAAGGATCTCAAGCGTCTTTACGGGATGGATAAATCTCTTACTCGCAAGTCTCAAGAAACTGCGGAACGGCGCAAAGAAGCTGAAGACGCAATATCAAAAAGCCAGGTTGTCTTTGATAGGCTGGTTAAACAAGCTCAAGAACGCTACGAACCATACCAGAAAGTCGATATGCTTGTGGCAGCCAAGGAAATGTCTACGGAAGACTTTACTGCGCTTCGCAAAGAAGCTCAGGACGCCTACCAAAACCTACAATTCCTTACCGAAGAAGCAGACAGCTTTTACGGTGGACTGAAAGCACAACAAGCTGAATTGCAGAAAAAAGCGGCAGTAGAATGTGTGAAGGTTCTTCAAGAGCAAATCCCCGATTGGAGCAATGCGCTTTACAATGACATTCGTCATTATGCGATTGCACAAGGCTTACCAGAAAATGACGTGAACCAGTACGTCGATCCGGCAGTGATCACACTGATCAACAAGGCACGACTATACGACGAAGCAAAGAAGGTAAGTACAGTGAAGAAAAAGAAATTAGCAGCTAAGCAAAAGGTACTTCGCTCCAAGAAAGCACCTCAAAACGATGCAGACGCAAAGAAATCTGACGTAGAAAAGCAGCTGGCTCAACTTCGCGCCAATGGTGGGAATGACATAGATGATATTGCAAATGTCTTCTTGAAACGCTGGGAAGCATAATCCCAACAAAAAAAGAAGGAATACAATACCATGAGTACCTTTACCTCATACGAAACTATCGGTAAAAAAGAAGATGTCTCGGACATCATTACCGATATTACACCCTTTGACACGCCATTCTTCTCGATGATGAAATCGCAGAAGGTACACAACCGTGTTTACCAATACCAATCAGATGCGCTTCGCAGCCCGGCGTCCAACGCCAAGGTTGAAGGTGCAGACGCAACAATCAATGCGTTGACCCCAACAACAATGCATAGCGGGACTACTCAGATCCTGACAGAGGCATTTCAGGTGAGTGCTTCGGCTGATGCAATTAGCCATTATGGACGTGCAAAAGACACCGCATACGCCCTTGGTCGTGCGCTGAAATCAATCAAAAGAGATTTGGAACACGCCATGATCGGTGCATCGAACGCACAGGTCACCGGTAACAACTCCGGCCCTGTAGCCCGTGAGATGGACAGCTGCGACCAGCTGATCGATGCTGCTACTACCGAAGCCGGTGGTACAGCTGCACTGACAGAAACAATGCTGCTCAACTTGGGCCAGAAATGTTTCAACGAGGGTGCAGATCCAACGATCTTCATGATCAAGCCAGCTGACGCAATCATTGTGTCAAACTTCACGGCAAGCTCAGGTCGCAACCGGACATTTAACGATGAGAACAAGACGCTCACAGCAGCGATTGACCTCTACGTTGGCCCATTCGGAAGCTACAAAACTGTGCTTAACCGCCATCAAATGACGACCCATGCGTTCTTGCTTGATCCGTCAATGTGGCGTTCAGCCGTCCTGCGTCCGTTCAGCCGCACACTGTTGGCCAAGACGGGCGACTCCGAGAAACATTTCGTTGTCGGAGAATACGGATTGATGCACATGAACCAGAAAGGTTCAGGCATGATTAACGCACTAACCTAATAGTGTGACGCTTTAGGAGTGAGGGGAGCAACGGCTCGGTTTGCTCTCCTTACGAGCCGCCCCTCACGTCCTACAATCTTAAATATCCAAGGAGATTATCTTGAACGATCAAGACATAAATCTTGTCGGCTCCACCACTGATTTTGGTGCAGATGCTGACGGGCTATTCATGAAGACTAGTCAAAACATTTCAACCAAGTTCCTAGACGCGCTGAAAGACGAGCGAAACAACAGCCTGAACCAACGCGAAGGCGAGTTCATGAAGGTGGCCTCGATCCCGGTCGCGGTCGCTGAAGCATGGAAGAGGGATGGTTTTGACATCACAGATCCAAATACAGACGTCAGAGAGGTGATGCGTCGGCTTCGAGCAGAAAACCTCGATGCGTTCATCACAACAGACAAGGTGGTTTAGATGAGTGGAAAACCAGGATTGTACAAAAACATCCATAAGAAACGAGCAAGAATTGCTGCTGGTTCGGGCGAGCGGATGCGATCCCCAGGTGCGAAAAACGCGCCAACGGCAACTGCATTTCGCGAGAGTGCAAAGACGGCGAAAAAGCCGCGAACTAAAGCGTAGAGGAATACGACCATGAATTATGGGCAGCTAAAGACGCATTTTGACGCTTTGCTTAATCGATCGGATATTACAACTGCACTTACCGAGCAGTTCCTAACTGACGGTATCGCCCGTATTCAGCGAAGCCTTAGAACACCGATGCAAGAAAAGGTGCAAACGGTAACGATAACCACAGCAACAACGTCAACCACTCTCCCGGCAGACTTTTTGGAAACTATCAGTTTGTATTTTGATCAGTACGAACTTCAAAGAGTTCCAATGAAACGGTTCCGGGAACTGAATGAAAGCAACCATTCTGGGAATCCAATGTTCTACACCAGGCAAGGGGCAGAATTACTTCTATACCCCCAGCCAAGCAGTGGGACATTGGTTCTATATTATTACGCTGAGATGCCAGCTTTGGTGAACTCAACAGACGAAAATGCAATGACCCAAGTTGCCTCCAACTTGATCATTTACGCAGGGTTGACCTTTGCAAGCGACTATTACCTCGACGAACGAGGTGAGTTGTTCGAGTTCAAATACAACCAAATGCTGAACGAGTTTCAAGAAATGGCCGATGATCAAGAGACCAATGGCGGTACTCAAATCATACAGCCATCTTACAATTACCAAGACTACTAAAAAAATCAGGAAAAATTAGATGGCAAAAACTAGCTTTTTTGGCTCAACAGGTGCGACTGCTGAAGTCCAAGACACAATTCAAGCATCAGTCGATGCAGCAGCAACTTCTGCCACTAATTCGGCTACTTCAGAAACCAATAGCGCTGCGTCAGCGGCATCGGCACTTGCAAGTAAGAACGCAGCCGCAGTTTCTGCCGCAGCCGCTTTGGTCAGCGAGAACGCTGCCGCAGCGTCAGCTGCTTCTAGTGCTGGCACGGCATCCGATGCAGCGGCAACCGCTGCCGACCGTGTCCAAACAGGCTTAGACCGGACAGCGGCAAGCAATTCAGCCGCTGCCGCAGCAAGCGATGCAGCACAAGTTTCTACAGACGCTACTCAGACAGCTGCCGACAGGGTACAGACAGGCTCTGATCGAACAGCAGCCGCAGCTTCAGCAGCAGCAGCTTTGGTCAGTGAAAACGCAGCCGCAAGTGACGCTTCGCAAGTGGCAACAGATGCGGCACAAGTTGCAGCCGACAAAATAGCAACAGCAGCAGACCGTGTTCAGACCGGACAGGATGTTACTGCATCAGCAGCTTCGGCTACTTCAGCGACATCAAGTCAAAATGCTGCGTCTACATCAGCAGCAGCCGCGTTGGTTAGCCAAAATGCTAGCGCATCATCAGCCACCGCAGCAGCCAATTCTGCTTCTTCTATTGCTTCAGATGCTGCACAAACTGCTGCTGACCGTGTGCAAACTGGTCTGGATGTCACTGCATCAGCTGCATCAGCTACTGCAGCAACCAATGCAAAAACAGCAGCAGAAACAGCGGAAACTAACGCTGAAACTGCTGAAACAAATGCAGCTAACTCAGCTACAGCGGCGGCAAACAGCGCAACAGCCAGCGCAACTTCAGCAACTAATGCCTCTAATTCAGCTTCGGCAGCTTCTACAAGCGAAACTAATGCAGCTACGTCTGAAACCAATGCAGCCACAAGCGCTTCAACAGCAAGCACTCAGGCGACTAACGCCTCAAATAGTGCTACATCTGCTTCAACCAGTGCATCCAGTGCTAATACCGCAAAAACCGCTGCAGAAACTGCTGAGACTAATGCTGAAACTGCAGAGACCAACGCCAGTAATTCAGCCACAGCAGCAGCAAATAGCGCAACAGCTGGAGCAACATCAGCAACTAATGCGTCTAACTCAGCTTCAGCAGCATCAACCAGCGCAAGCAATGCTGCAACTTCTGAAACAAATGCAGCCACAAGTGCTTCAACAGCCAGCACTCAAGCTACTAATGCATCTAATTCAGCCTCTTCAGCGGCAACAAGCGCAACAAACGCTAGTAATTCAGCTTCGGCAGCTTCTACAAGCGCAAGCAACGCTGCTGCAAGTGAGTCAGGTGTTGCAAGTGATGCAGCAGCAGCTGCAGCTTCCGAAACAGCAGCTGCAGCCTCAGAAACAGCAGCAGCTACAAGTGCAACCAACGCCTCAAACAGTGCTTCAACAGCATCGACCCAAGCAAGCAACGCAGCCACCAGTGCATCTACAGCAAGCACTCAGGCGACTAATGCGGCTAACTCCGCTTCAGCAGCGTCAAACAGCCAAACCAATGCAGCCGCCAGCGCGGTTAGCGCGGCAAGCAGCGCAAATCAAGCGGCTTCAAGCTATGACCAATTTGACGACAGATATTTAGGCTCAAAGGACACCAGTGGTGGCAACCCAACTACCGACAATGACGGCAATGCACTCTTAACAGGTGCGCTGATGTGGGATGACACGAACAGCTTAATGAAAGTCTATAATGGCTCAAGCTGGGTTGCAGCCTATGCTTCATCTGGCGGGGCCTTAATTAACACCAACAATCTTTCGGACGTATCGAGTGCGTCAA